GATCTTCTTAGCGAGATTGACGCCCTGCGTGCCGTGAACGCGTCACAGCACCGCCTCTTGGTCGAACGCGATGACGCGCAGGCCGAGAACGAGCGGCTGCGAGCGGTGGTGGAGGCGGTGCGAGGACTTGAGGACGCGCGAGAAGTCCGCGACTACGAAGTCGCGAAGTACCGCGAGCGCCAGCTTTTCGAAGCCCTCGCCGCCCTCGACGAGATGTGGAAGGAGGGGGCGGAGTGAAGGGCTACCAGCTCATCGGCCCCCTTGCCTACCAAGGCAAAAAGGGTTGCCAAGACTCGCGCTGCACCCACTTCTTCGTTGACGGAGCGATGAGCGAGGACTGCTTCGGTTACCACTGTTCGTACTGCGACTCTCCTTGCAGCTCGCAAGGAGATCGCTGCGATGTGTCACAGACGATTCTTGACGAGTCGCGGCGCATCCTTGAGGAGAGCGCATGACCGCCCCGACCTGGGCGCAACGCCCGTCAGTGTGGTGTAACGATTGGCGGTCGGTTTCGCCGGAGATGCTGCGCCCGCTTCGCGCCGCCGGTTACAAGGTGCTGCGCATCCACCTGAACCCCGGCATGGAGGACTGGCGGGAGCCGACCCGCGAGAAGGTTGCCGAGTACAAGGCGGACGGCTGGCTCGTCCACGGCGCGTGCTACCTGTGGCCGGCCGAGAGGAGCGCGCTGGGCTGGGCGCAGTGGGCGGGCGAACTCGTCCCTAGCCTCGGCTTACAGGGCTTCGCCTTCAACGGTGAGAAGGAAGTGGAGACGGTGGACTTCGCCACGGACGGGCTCTGGTCACGCGAGTTCTGCACCGAGTGGCGCAGGCTGCGGCCGACGCTTCCCTCCTGCCTCAACACCTACCCCGGCCTCGCCATCTTCCCGAGCTGGGAGCAGGCCAAGTTCCGCCTCTACCTCCAGGCGCACAAGGACCCGAACGCGATCGAACCCGGCTGGCAGAACGTCATCGAGTGGGCCAAGCTGCGCGGCTGGAAGAACGCCGCCACCGTCAAGGCACAGGTGGGCTGCTTCGTCAACGACGAGGGCGAGCGACCGACGACGAAGGAAGTGATCGACGCGCTGACCTTGTATTACCCGTATCCGGTGGGGATCGACGTCTACCCCGGCGACTCCTGCATGGACGACGTGGGGTGGCTGGTGGATCTTGCCGTGCGCGCTAAGGCGGCCGGGGTTGCGCGATGAAGCACCCGCTCTGCCTGCCGACAGCAGCGCTTAGTACGCTTCCGGCGTGATCTACGCCTTTGAGATCGGCACTGACGAGAAGGAGACCTTCCTCGAGTGCTTGCGCCAAGGGATGCGCCCGAACCAGGCTGCGAAGGAGGCAGGCTCGACGGGGACGCAGTTCAGACGGCTTCGCCGCGAAGGTGGCGCGCACTATGACCCAGAGTTCACCGCCGCCTGGGACACGATCATCGCTTCCGGCGCCCACCGCCGCGAACTCGAGGAGCGCGTCAGGGACATGGTGTGGGACTCCGCGGAGGAGGGCAACGTCAGTATGCGCTGGAGGTTGGCGCTCACCTACCTGCCCGAGTTCGAGTGGTCCAAGCACCAGAACCTGAACGTGAACATGCAGATGCAGGTGCTGACGCAGGCGCTTCCGGCGCTGACGATGGAGGAGCTCGAGCGGGTACAGGAGGCGCTGGCTTCCGGCGCGAAGCCCGATCTGAAGGCTCTGCCCGAAATCATCGAAGCCGCGTGAGCGATCCGGTCCACGCGGCGATCAAGGAGCGCGTCGACGCGGAGATTTCGCGGCGAAGGGCGGTTGAGGACGCGAACCGGCTCTCGGGATCTCTGCGCGACTTCGTACCGGAAGCCTGGAAGACGCTCAAGCCCGACGAGGAGTTCCAGGGCAACTGGCACATCGACGCCATCTGCGAACACCTGGAGGCTGTCTCTCGCGGTGAGATCCTGCGGCTGGAAATCTGGGTGCCCCGCGCGAGCATGAAGAGTTTGCTGGTGTCTGTCTTTTGGCCTGCCTGGGAGTGGACACGCGACCCGTGGCTCCGCTACTGGACGGCCTCCTACGAGCTCGGCCTGGCCGGTCGGCTGTCCGGCCTGGCGCAAGAGGTGATGAAGTCACCCTGGTACCAGCAGCGCTGGGGCGAGCGCTTCCGCATGGTCAACGAGTCTGCGAAATACTGCCGCAACAACAAGGGCGGCACGCGGCTGGCGACCGCGCCCGGATCGACGGCGCTCGGTGAACACGGCCACCGGATCATCATCGACGATGCGATCAACGCCGAGGATGCGGACGCGACCTCGCGCTTCAAGCTGGACGGAACGAACGAATGGTATGACGCGACGGTGATGGGCTCGAGGGCCGCCCCGGCGACGACGGCCATCGTGATAATCATGCAGCGCCTGCACGAGGACGACATCGCCGCCCACGCGATGGCGAAGAAGCCGGACGCCTGGACGATCCTCTGCCTCCCAGAGCGTTACGAGTCGGACCACCCGTTCGCCTGGAAGGGCGACCCTCGGACGGAGGGCGATCTGCTGTGGCCCGAGCACCGGCCGGACTTCGCCTCCGAGGAGTGGATCTCCAGCCTGGGATCCCACCGCGCCGCCGGCCAGGCCCAGCAGCGCCCGGCCGCGCGCGAAGGCGACATCCTCAAGCGCTACTGGTGGCGCTTCTACGATCCGCGGCTGTTCAGTGACGAGCGGATGGCGAAGCGCCGACCGAAGTTCTCGAACATCATCCAGACCGTAGACGCGCCGCAGAAGGACAAGCAATCGAACGACCGGGTGGCGATACAAGCCTGGGGCGTGGCGAGAGGAGATCGCTACCTGCTCGACCTCAAGGTCGGGCACATGAACTACAACCAGGCGCGGCGGGCCATCCTCGAGCAGGCGACGTTCGTGCGTAAGACGTACCCGCGCGCAGCGCACCACATCCTGATCGAGAACGCGGGCTACGGGGTCGAGCTCATCGAGGAGCTCAGGCGAGAGATCACGGGCGTCAAGAAGATGACCCCGGCCCAGGAGGGCGACAAGGTGCTGCGCGCCGAGAGCGCCGCCTCTGACCTCGAGAGCGGCAACTGCTTCCTGCCCGGCTATCGTCAGGGGGCCGATGAGATGGCGATGCCAGACGAGAGCCGCACCTCGATGGACATCCTCGGCTTCATCGACGAGTGCGCGATCTTCCCCAACGGCCGCTACGACGATCAGGTCGACGCTTGGAGCCAGGGCATGAACTGGCTGCGGAAGCGCATGACGCGCTCGGCACGGGTCTTCTCCTCCTTCGCGGGCAAGACGTGATCGACATCCTCGTCCCAGTTCTAAATCGGCCGCAGAACGCGGCGCCGTTGGCAGCGTCAGTCGAGGAGGCAACGGCGGTCGCGTTCTCGCTCGTCTTCATCTGCACGATCGGGGACGAGGCGCAGATACACGCCTGCAAGATGACGGGGGCCAGGATTCTTTCCATAGAAGGCGGACTGTCGGAGTACCCACGGAAGATGAACCACGCCTTCAGAAAGACTGACCGCGAGTTCGTGTTCATGGCTGCCGACGATGTCATCTTCGAGAAGGGCTGGGACCGCGAGGCGCTGAAGGTGGCGAAGGCCACCGGGGCCGGCGTGATCGGCACCAACGACTGCGCGAACCCATCCGTGATGCGCGGCGACTTCTCGACCCACCCGCTGGTCAGGCGCTCGTACATCTCAGAGCGCGGCGCGTCGATGGATGGCCCCGGCTTCCTCTGCCATGAGGGCTACGACCACAATCAGGTCGACGTGGAAATCTCCAAGGTGGCTCAGGTGCGGCGTGTGTGGGCCTTCGCGCCGAAGTCGCGCATCTGCCACCAGCACCCGGACTTCTCGGGCAAGAAGAAGGACGACACGTACATGAAGGGCTTTCGGCGCTTCCGCAAGGACCGGCAGTTGTACCTGAAAAGGGCACGGACCTTCGCGTGAAGATCCACACCGTCTTCATCACGCATAACCGCCTCGAGCTCACGAAGCAGGCGGTCGCCAGCTTTCTCAAGACCGTGACCGTGCCGTACTCGTACTTCATCGTGGACAACGCCTCCACGGACGGAACGGTGGAGTGGATCCTCGAGGAGCAGCATCCGGCGACCCTGCTGTCCGAGAACTTCTATCCGGGCTACGCCTGTAACCGCGGGTGGGAGTGGGCGCCCGGTGATGCGACCCATCTTCAGCGGGCCGACAACGACATGGCCTTCCTGCCTGGATGGTGCGATGAAGTGCAGGCGCGGATGCGCCGTCGGGTGGGCCAGGTGGGCCTGCGAACGGTGGCCGAGGAGTTCCGCTGCTCTGTCAACACGGGAGGCAACTGCGTCATCCGAAAGGAGCTCTTCGACAAGGGGCTGCGCTGGGACGAACGTCCCTGGCCCGCGTATCCGGCCGGACTCTCCGAGGACACGTTCTTCTCTCCGGCCGTGAAGAAGCTGGGCTACCAGTGGGTGCGCGTCAAGAAGCCCTGTCTGGAGAGCCTGGCCTCCGGCGACTGGGAGGACGACTACTACGCGAGGAGCTACGGTGACCGCAAGATCATCCGACCTCATGGCAAGCGGTTCGACACTCGTTGAAACAAAGCGATGCCCTCGCTGCCGAGAGTTCAAGCCTCTGGGGGAGTTTCGCCGCAATCGGGCTAATGCCAGAGGTGTTCACACTTACTGTCTGCCATGCGCGCGAGTAAAGGCACATCAGTATTACGAGAGGAACAAAGAGGAGATTCGCGCTCGTAATAGGCAACGGTCTAAAGCGCTGAGCCGAGAAACAAGGCGGCGTTACACCATCAAGCATCGCTATGGAATCTCAGACGAGCAATATGCTGAGATGCTCAATCGACAGGGCGGGATGTGCGCTATCTGCCGCCGCTCGGCGCAGAAGGAGCGTCTGTCGATAGACCACGCTCATGACACGGGAGAAGTACGCGGCTTGCTTTGCCGCCGCTGCAATATGTCACTCGTTCTCTTTGACGACGAACAGCTCAGAGAACGGGCGTTGCGCTACATCGGAGTGCGAGAATGAAAATGGAGATGGCGATCCAGCGCGAGGGATATGGGCCACCTGCACCTGTGGAAGTGTTCCAGTGGGAAGCCGAGTTCGCGCCGCTGCTCGAGATGTACCGCAAGCGCGCGCCGAAGCGCGTGCTCGAGATCGGCACCTACCACGGTGGGACGCTCTACCACTGGCTGGCCGAAGCGACCCCCGGTACGAAGATCGTCACGGTCGACTCCTATCTCGTTGGTGTCGACAACCGGAAGCTCTACCCAGGCTGGACGACGAAAGGTGTGGAGCTAGACGTGATCGAAGGCGACTCCGCGAACAGACACATCATCGCGGAGGTGGCCGAGTCCGCTCCCTACGACTGGATCTTCATCGACGCCGGGCACTTCTACGAGGAGGTGGCGGCGGACTGGCACAACTACAAGGGCATGTGCGCCGAGGGCGGCGTCGTCGTCTTCCACGACATCCTGCCGCCCAGCCGCAGCTGGCCGATCATTCAGGTCTGGTGGCTGTGGAAGGAGATCAAGCGGGAGGGCTACCGCACAGAGGAGATCATCGCCGATCCCGAGGCCGAATGGGGAGGAATCGGCCTGGCGTATTTCGACTGATGCTGCACATCCTCACCGCCTGCACGCGGCCCCAGAACCTCTCCTCTGTCGCGGAATCACTCGCCGCCTGGGGGACAGCGGACTTCATCTGGCACGTCCGCTTCGACCTCGAGCACCGGCACGTCGGAGGCCAGGCCGTCAAGAACGCGATGCTGGACGAGATCGCGGGTGGCTGGGTGATGTTCCTCGACGATGACACGGTGGTACACCCGGAGCTCTACCGGCGCTTCGCGCAGAGCTCCCTGGGTGTCGAGGCCATCGTCGTCAGCCAGCAGCACTCGGTCCTCGGCACGCTGCACGCGGCCCGTGAGAACGTGATGATCGGGACCATCGACATCGGACAGGCGATCATCCTCCGGAAGGTGATCGGTGCTCACCGCATCCCCGAGACCTACGCCGGTGACGGAGAGTTCCTTCACGCCATCCTGCCCCATGTGGATGCTGTGTATCTGGACGAGATCCTGTCCTTCCACAACGCGCTGGTGTGAGAAGCCCCGACTGGTACACGCTGCTGCTGCTCGGCTTCGCCGCATGGCGAACATGGTGTCTGCTCGCCTCAGACACGATCTTCAATCGACCCCGTCGTTATGTTACGACTAGGTGGGCGTGGACGGAGGAGTTCCTCGACTGCCCCTACTGTCTGGGCTTCTGGGTGTCCTGCGTCTGGTTCGGAGCATGGCTGGCCTTCCCGCACACGGCGACCGGCATAGCGGCGTTGGTGACGGTGGCGGCACTGGTGCCGATCATCCAGAACCGGCTGGCATCCGACGAGTGACTCTATGATGCGCTGGATGAACAGAGACCGTTGCGGATGTAAGGGCAAGCCCAAGCCCTCTCCTCCCCCCGACCCCAAGCCGTAGCCCGTGGTGATTTTCGCCCGCAAGCGACGGGCGCTGACCGCATCTGCGGCGCGGGCGCGTCGGAAGGATGCGTCAGGCGAGAGCCTGTCGAGCCGGCCGTGGCAAGAGAAGGCTCTCGGCTACTACGACAAGATCGGTGAGCTCCGCTACGCGAGCCAGTTCTACGCGCGCCAGCTGTCGCGCATCCGCATCTACCCGGCCACGCTCCAGCCCGACGGATCGACGCAGCCCATCGAGGGCGGCCCGCCGGTCGATCTCCTCAACCACATTCAGGATCCTGGTGGCGGGCGCTCGAGGCTCCTATACGACTACGGGCGGCTGATGTTCGTCACGGGCGAGGGCTTCCTCTTCGGGGACATGCTCGAGACCGATGAAGAGCGGTGGCGCTTCCTCTGGAAGGAAGAGCTCAAGATCGACGATCAGGGTCAGGCCGTCCGCATCAAGCAGGACAAGAAGGAGACTTCCGAAGTGGGCATCGCCTATCGCTGCTGGACTCCGCACCCGCGGCACTCCGACGAGTCCGACTCTCCGATGCGCGCCGTGCTGAACATCGCGGAGGAGCTCCTGCTCCTGACCGCCGCCGTGCGCGCGACCGCCGTCAGCCGACTGACGAACGGGATGCTGATCCTTCCCTCGGAGCTCAACTTCGCACCCGACGAGGCGGGCGGCGACGAAGACCCCGAGCAGAACGTCTTTCTCTCGAAGATGGCGGCGCACTTCTTGTCCCAGATTGAGAACCCCGGCGCCCCAGAGTCGAACGTGCCCTACCTGCTGGAAGCCTCCTCGGACTACATCGGGCCGGACATGGTCCGCTGGCTGAAGCTGCACGACGCCGAGACCGACTACCTCGAGAAGGATCTCCGTGTCGAGGCGATCAAGCGGATGGCCCTCGGGCTCGACATGCCGCCCGAGGTGCTGCTGGGCATGACTGACGCGAACCACTGGACGGCGAAATCGGTACAGCACGACATGTGGCGCTCGCACGGTGTCTCGAAGGCGGAGCAGTTCTGCGACGACATCAACAACGCCTACCTGCGGCCGGCGCTGATCGAAGCGGAGTTTGCCGACGCCAAGAACGTCGTCATCGCCTTCGACGACTCCCAGGTAGTTGTCTCCCCCGACCGCTCGGCCGACGCACTCGAGGTGTTCAAGGTGGGCGGCCTATCGTGGAAGGCGCTCCGAGAGCAGACCGGCTTCACCGAGGACGAGGCACCGTCTGAGGACGAGCTCGCGAAGATCGCCGCGATCATCACCCGCAACCAGGGTCTGATTCAGGAGGAGTTCGACCTCGAGCCTGCGCCGGCACCGGGGGCGCCTGGCCCGGTCCCGACTGCCGGCCGAAACGGGGACGCCTCCGACGGACCGCCGCAGCCGACGAGGGGCCGGGCCGTGTCCCGACAGGAGGCGCGGACGGCGTCGATCATGGGAGCTGCTGCGATGGCGCTGCGCAACTGCCGCGTCAGGGCAGGCATCCGTCTTCGCTCCGGTCTCTCTGATACCTGCCCCGAGTGCCGCGAGCGCACCGAGGAAGTTCCGGCGTCGATGGTGGCTTCGGCCATCGGCCTCGAGCTGCTGGAGGAGATGGGCAAGCGTGATCCGATGGCACTGGTCGGCGGAGGAGCGGAGGAGTTCAGCAGCATGCTCGAGGAGTGGGGCATCGACTCCCTCCAGGCCGCGGCACTCTGCCAGCGGATCGAGGCATACGCTGCCAAGACGCTGTTCGAGGAACAGCAGCCGGACCTGCCGCCCGGCTTCATCTCTCAGGTGGAGGAGCTCGATGCTGTCGACTGAGGCGTCTATAGTCGCTGCTGTGGCACCACTGAAGCCACCGGCTGCATGGTTCGAGCGCCCCGAGCACGGTGAGCCGACGGCGCTGACCGTCACCGTCGACGGACAGGTCTACGGACACCTCGCTCCCTGGGGCACCTGCCACACCGGCTTTCTGAACGGAGCGATGGACGAGTGCGTGCAGGCGCCGCGCTCGCGAACGGGCTACACCTACTTCCATCTGGGACAGCTGGAGACAGCCGAGGGTGGTCTGGTCGCGGTGGGCAAGCTGACCTACGACACCGCACACGCGCCCACGTCCGCAGGGCTACAGGCTGCTTCGTCCCACTACGACCACACCGGGTCCGTGGCGGCCTTCGTCAGGGCGTCTGACGGCCGTCACGGAATCTGGCTGGCGGGAGCTCTTCGATCCGATCTTCCGGCGGAGGGCCGGCGCGATCTGCTGGCGAACCCACTGTCGGGTGACTGGCGTCGTCTGAACCACTCGATGGAGCTCGTCGCCTCTCTGGCCGTGCCCGTGCCCGGCTTCCCGATCCCGCGCTCGGAACTGGCACTCGCCGCCTCCGGTGAGGTACAGACGCTGATCTTGACGACGCCGCGCGAAGAGCTCGAGCAGAGCCGTAGCGTCACCTTCAAGCGCGAGCGGGCTGTCATCGCCGCTTCGCTAGAGGTCTGATGTCCCAGTCCTCCGCGCCGCCGATTACGGTCACGATAGACGAGGATGATTCCCAGACCGTGAGGATGTTCCCGGCCGCACAGGTGCAGCAGACACCACCTATGGGTCTGTCAATGGACGGCGATAACCAGACAGTCGAGATCATCCCGGCGTGAGTAGCTTCACCTTCGACATCTCCCTCGGCCGTGAGGTTGAGTTCCACTACCGGGTCAACGACTCCGACCCTACGAACGCAGCACTGATCGTGGTCGTGCTGGCGGCGGCCGCGCTAGAGGTGGATGCCACGCTGCGGACCTACGCCACGCTCTCCGCCCTACTGGCTGCTGCCAACGACGAGGTCACGAACGGGAGCTACGCGCGCAAGACGCTGACCGACGCCGACATCGGCCCGGCCTCCGTCGATACGGGGACGCACCGGACGACGCTCTCCTTCACGACGGCGCTACAGACCTTCGCCACCATCGCGGCTGGAGACTCCTGGCGGAAGCTGCTCGTCTGCTATGACCCGGACACGACCGGCGGCACGGATGCCACGGTCATCCCCGTAACGGCCTACGACATGCTTATCAACAACGCAGCGGTCGTACCAAACGGTAACGACATCAACGCTGACTTCTCGAACGGGTACTGCATCGCCTCCTAGCATTCACTGTCGAGTTCAGCACCATCCCGCGCGTGCGGATCTCATTCCTGCTCTACTCGAGCACTTGGAGCCTCTGCCGGTGGAGGTGTTCACGCACTCCTCAACGCCGCCGAACCCCTGGGCCGGCTACAGACTCTGTCTCCAGAGGATCCCCGACTGCTCCCATCTGCTGATCGTTCAGGACGACACCGCGCCGGTCCCGAACTTCGTGCCGGCGCTGCACAAGATCGCGGAGAGGAACGTCGACACCCCGGTCTGCCTCTTCCTGGCCTCGAATCCCCGCGGAGCGATGGCGCGCGCGCGCAGGGCCATGAGCCGTGACCAACGCTACGTCGCGCTCTACCCGAGCCCCTTCGTGCCCATCGTGGCTGTGCTGTGGCCGCGAGAGAAGGCGATCCAGTTTCTGGAGTGGACGGAATCGGGTGTCACCCTGCCGGGACATCCGACCCCACGCGCCGACGACAGCGTGCTGGCAGCGTGGTCGAAGAAGAACCGGGAGCCGTTCATCGTCGCCTGCCCGTCACTGGTCGAGCATCTCGACGTTCCCTCAGTCAAGGGCGTGCGTAATGCCGCCTCCGCGTGGAAGGCCGTGTTCCTGGCAGAAGACGCCGACCAGTACGAGTGGTGAGCACCGTCCGAGCGGATGTGGTACAACCCCGCTAACGGGAGAAGGGTGTAGCCCCAACCCGCCAGCGCGATCTGTAGGGCCGCGTGTCGTTATGTTACGACTACGAGGAGAGCCCACATGGAAGCGCTATTCGCAGTTCTTCCGGCGGATCTGAAGGATCTCTCAGACGACGAGCTCAAGGCAGCGCTCGAGGATCACAAGAGCCGCCTGGAGCTCATCAAGGCCGACGACGCCGACATGCTCGGTGATCTGGCCGAGGAAGAGATCCTCACGCAGATGCGTGCGGGAGTCGACGCCATCAAGGCCATGACCGCCGAGCAGGACGCTCGCGTCGAGGCCCACGACAACTACGTCAACGCCAAGAACGAGATCGCCGCGGAGCTCGAGGTCAAGGCCGAGTCCGAGGAGGCAGCCGAAGAGGGCGAGAAGCCCTCCGAGGAGGCCGCCGAGGGCGAAGAGGCCGAGGTCGAAGCAGAGGCCGAGGAGTCAGAGGCCAGCGCCGAGACCGTCGAGGAGAAGGCAGACGAGCGAGAGCTCGTCCTGGCCTCCGCAGAGGAGACCACCACGACTGCCGCGGCCACAGCGGTTGTGCAGGCACCGCGCCTGCGCCGCCCGCCGGCTCCGGCACCGGAGCGCATCGCGATCTCCGAGGCAACCGGCACAGCGCTGGTGGCCGCGGGTGAGATGTCCTACCTGTTCAAGGAGGGGCTCACCCCGGACTCCCTGGCGGAGCTCATCATCGCCTCCGCTTCCCACCACGGACCGCACCCGAAGGTCGACCCGGTGGGCCGACACCGCTTCGGTGGCCCTGAGCATCGGGTGGCCCACGCGGACTTCCCGTTCCCCGAGGAGCGGACACTGAGGGGCGGCGACATCGACGGGAACATGGACAAGATCCGAGCGGTCATCGTCGAGGGCGATCCGGCCGGCGTCGGGCAGTACGCCCTGACGGCGTCCGGCGGTCTCTGCGCTCCGCTCGAGCCGATCTACTCCATGCCCAACTTCGCAGTCGACTCCGAGCCGGTATGGGATGCCCTGCCGAAGTTCCGGGCCGACCGCGGGGGTGTCAACGTTCCGACGCCGACCAGCATCGGTGACATCACGACGGCGATCTCCTCCATCTCGGAGGCGAACGACGCGCTGGGCGGCACCTTCGCAACGAAGTCCTGTCAGGACCTCGACTGTCCCGACTACACGGAAGTGGCTGTCCAGATCCTGGCCCACTGTCGTGAGTACGGGAACCTCAACGCGAGGGCGTGGCCCGAGAAGATCGCGCATGAGAACGCTCTGACGATGGCCGCGCTCGCGCGGACGACGGAGACCTTCATGCTCGACCGGATCAAGGATCTGTCCATCGAGGTCACGCAGGCCGAGATGCTGTCGACCTACGCCGACCTCGTCCACGCGCTGACCAAGGCGCGCTCGGGAATCATCAACCGGCTCAGGATGGCGAACAGCACGGTCTTCAACGTCGTCATCCCCGAGTGGATCGGGAACATGCTGGCAGCGGACGTGGCCTTCACGGCCTTCGACCGCTTCCAGACGCAGGCGGCGATGATCGCCCACCTCGAGTCACTCGGCTTCCGCACGGTGCTCTACAAGGACGAGGTCACGGGTGGAACGTCCCAGGCGTTCGGGGCCGAGGCGGCCGGCGCTCTGGACGACTACCCCGACGACGTCCAGTGGGGCATCTACCCGGAGGGCCAGTTCATCGGCATCGACATGGGCGTGCTGGAGCTCGGCATCGTCCGTGACTCGACGCTCAACTCCACCAACGACTTCCAGGTGTTCGGGGAGCGCTTCCGCAACCTCGCCATGCTGGGTCCGGCACAGGGCGCCCTCTGGTGCGTCCAGGGTGTCTGCCCGAACGGTGAGCTCGCGGCAGCGGCCACGGCACTCACCTGCTAGTCGGACTAGACGGGACGGGAGGCTGAAAGATGGTCACAGGCGCTGGCATCAGGCTCGACCTCACCGGCCCCCGTCCCGTCGCTCCACCGCACTCGCTCCTGAAGACGCCGGGCGTGGTGCAGGAAGGGCCGGCGCGGTGGCTGAACGGCGTAAACGTCATCGGCTACCCAGAGGACATTCCGCTCCTCTGGGAGCCGTGCTCGGAGGGAACGTTCCGCGACAAGGCCGAAGGCACCGCGCGTCCGCAGGGGACATTCGACGCCTTCGTCGCCTATCTGCCGGTCACATGTTCGACGTTCGGCGCTGCTGAACTTCCCGAACAGGCAGAGGCGGTGCTGGAGGCTACAGTCTCGATGGGCGCAGAGCAGGCGCTCTCTCAGGGGATTGCTGGCTCGAGCAACCCATACTTCGGGGACGTTGCACTGACCGTCCTCGGCGGCGCTGCGGTATCGGCGGCGGCGGGGCTCTCGTTCCTCGAGGATGCCATTGGCGCCACGGGGCGCGGCGGCATTATTCACGCCACGCCGGCCATCGTCGCGGCGTTGGACATGGACAAGGTGACGGGAGGCGGAGTCCTAGTAACCGCCAACGGAACCCCGGTCGTGTCCGGCGACGGATACATCGGGGCCGACCCCGATGCAGAAGCCAGCCCCGGCGTCGGGCAGGGCTACATGTTCGCCACAGGGCCAGTGGAGATCCGGCTGGGGCCGGTCATCATCACCGATCTTGCGGAAACCCTCGACCGCTCGGACAACAGCGTCACGTTCCGCGCCGAGCGTTACGTCCTCGCCACATGGGACACCGCACTACAGGTGGCTGTCCTAGTGGACTGGTCGCCATGACCTTCGTCAAACCGGAAGGAGGTTTCATGTCATGGCTGTGAACTGTGGAGTCTCCTTCGGCCTCTGCGCCGTCCGTATCACGAAGGTCGATGCGGCAGGCAACGTCGTCGCGGGTTCCAACGCATACATCACGGACAACCCGATCTCGGTAGCGGTCAACCCCAACATCGAGGCCGGCAACAGCTTCTCCACCCGCAACGGATGCGGGTGCAGCATCGCGCGTTTCCGCTCACCGGACACGTTCAACTGGTGGGAGTTCACCTTCGTCAAGGGCACGCTCGAGCCCGAGATGGAGGCGCTGCTCCTCGCTGCGGAGACCATCGTCGACGGAGCCGATGTCGTCGGGCTGGCCTTCCCGTCCACTCTCGAGTGCGACGAGGACGAGCCGGCCGTGGCGTTCGAGTTCTGGACGCAGCACATCGTCGGATCCGGCCAGGACGGGACGTTCCCGTGGATCCACTGGGTCTTCCCGAAGACGGTTTGGCAGCTGGGCGATAACACCTTCGAGGAGGACATCGCCACGCCGACGCTGACCGGCTTCTCGAGGACGAACTCCAACTGGGGCGATGGCCCCTACGGCGACGGCCCTCCCGACTCCCAGGACATCCGCGAAGGCGGATACTGGAAGACCGATGTCGATCCTCCGACAGCGGAGTGCGCTGCTCAGTCCGTAACGTCGACGAGCTAAACAGAAGGGCGGGTGTAGCCACCCTATGCCCGCCCTTCGCATCTTCCGCCGCATCCGCGAGCTGTTCGACGTCGATGTCATCACGACGCCGCCAGTCGATCAGGACGTTCTCACGTTCGTTGCCGGCACCCAGAAATGGGAGCCGGGTGCCGGTGGTGGTGGAGGAGGGCCAGGGGCTACCGGCGCAACTGGAGCCACCGGGGCAACCGGAGCCACGGGCGCTGGCACGACGGGGGCTACCGGAGCCACCGGTGCGAATGGCGCTACGGGAGCTACTGGTGCTGGA